TATCGTGTTGAGTGATCATGTTCCGGATGTGAGTTTTACCAAGTTCATTATTCCGGCGAATATGACAAAGCTTGAGGCACTTCAATTGATTAAGGAGAAATATGGCATGACTATATTTTTCATGGGTAAAACCCTTTATGCTGGTTTAGCTTATGTGCTCGATCGCGGAACGGTTAAGTACAAACTTGGTTACAATACCCTTAATTCAGATGATTTGAAGTTTAGAAGTGCTGACGATGTAAGCCTTAAAATTAAGGCTGTATGGATAAAGCCTAATAATACAAAGGTTGAAGCTGAGGTCGGTGATAAAGAAGGTAGCCAACGGACATTATTTTTCTATGATGTATCAAGCGTTACCGAACTTAAAAAACTGGCTACTGAAGAAATAAAGAAGTATAAGTATTCAGGCTATGAAGGTAAGATAAAAACATTTTTGCAGCCATTTGCACAACCAGGTATGAAAGGAAAATTAAGTGATCCAAAGTACCAGGAACGTGATGGAACTTATTACATAACCAAAACAGCTGTAAAGGCCGATAAAGGTGGTGGGCGTAGAACGGTTGAATTCACAGTGAAGTTATGACAGAGGCACAAATACTTGAGAACCTTCGTAGAATTGGAAGTGGTAACGAAAAAACGTTCCTGGCATTGGTAGAAAAAAACTATCCGGACAAAGATTACATTGATGTAAAAGATTTATCCGGGACACTTTACCCCGAAGTTCGCAAACGTGCTGCTATTGGTGAAGGTGATATGGCTAAAAAGGGAATTGTAATTACACCGGTTACAGGATCATCCGTAATTATTAGTCGTATTGGAGCTAGTGATGAACTATTTGTGGAGATGTTTTCCGAAGTTGAAAGCATTGTTTTTGATGGTGGAGTAAATGGCGGATTAGCTATTACTCCAAAATTAGTCCAGGAACTAAATAAAAATAATGAATTGCTACAAGCCATTATAACGGTTATTTCGGGCACACCAATACCGGAACCCGGTAACGGTTCTCCCAGTGCACTTCAAACTGCGCTCAAAGGAGCAATATCAGGTAAAAAAATAGGTGATTTCTCGGAAATTGAAAATTCAAAATTCAAACACTAATGGGAAAAGAGAAAGGAATATTATTAGATGATAATCTTGAATTGGTTATTTCGCCAGTTCGTGATTCGAATGGTTTAATCACATCCGGACTAGTTGTGGGTGATGTCACAAAACAGAACCAACGAACAATTTTATTATCCGAAAAAAGTGAAATAAAAGAAGCTCCAACATTAGGGGTCGGAATTGCGTCGTTCCTGGACGATGATAACCCTTCGGAATTACTTCGCGAAATTCGCTACAATCTTCGTGAAGATGGTCAAACGGTTCGCGCTTGTGGATTTTCAGATGGTAAACTTATAATTGATGCAGTGTATGAAAGTTAGAGATAATCAATCCCTATTCGACATATCCTGTCAATCCCTTGGTTCAGCTGAGGCAGCTATTCAAATAGCTCTGCTAAACGGTTTTTCTGTGACGGATGACAGGAAGGTGGGTGATGAATTTGAACTGCCTGATGTAGTCAATAATTCAATAGCAACTTATTACGTCAACAAAGGCTTAATGCCTGCGACCGGCATAACAGATGCTGAAGTGGCGACTCTTGGAGGATTAGGTTTTATGGCATTGGGAATAGATTTTATAATTAGTTAGACAAAATTATGGCACGTACAGTACTCGAAATAAAAGCAAGCATGACAACGCAGTTCATGTCATCCACCACATTGTCCGGATGGTATGGATTTACGGTTGGGACTTCATTTGATGATACATTTTCAAAGGTATCTTTAGAAAGCATTATTTTCTACATCATTGCTGTAGCACACTTTAGCCTGGAGACTCTTTTTGATGCACTAAAGGTGTATGTAAACGCACTGTTGGCGGCTTTAAAACCGCATACGGCACGGTGGTATAGAGACATGACCCTTAGCTTTATGCTTGATATGACCCTTGTACAAGATGAGGACTACTATGATACTTCAGCAATGTCTGATAGCGAAATTACAGCGGCCAAAGTGGTGAAATATGCAGCGGCCAAAGAAGCAACCGACAGTTCTTTTCTGACTATAAAAATAGCCGGCGAAACCGGTGGTGTTCGGTCTAAGTTGTCGGATGCCGTAGCTATTCAGGTAGCAGCCTATATTCAGGAGTTCAAAGATATGGGCGTGAAAATAAATCTAGTAAATCAAGATGCTGACATTTTCAACTGCGAGTTGGACATTTACTATGACCCCATTCTTTTGCCCGATATGGTAAAAGATAGTGTAAGCGCAGCTTTGACTTCATACATTCAAAACCTAACGTTCAATGGCGAATATACCAACCAGTCGCTTGTGGACGCACTGCAAAAAATGGATGGTGTGCGCATAGCTGAGCTTAAGTGGGCAAAGAGCCGGGATGTGAATAGTACGGTTTTCGATACAATTAACGCTAAGAAAACACCCATATCCGGCTATTTCGCTCCAGGAACAATAACCATTAATATGATAGCCGATGTCAGCGTATGATGTGAATTACAAAAAGCTTGTAGTGCTATTACTGCCTACTTTCTTGCGCAAAAATGCACTGATTGACTTTGTCTACTCGACTGTGTCGCCTGTTGCTGCTTTGCACCAACAATTCAAAACGTTTATGGCTGAAACAAAATACAAGTTGTCGCACAATGGGCAGCATTGCCATTTGCGCGGGATGCTGAATGATGCTTTCGACAAAACACAACGAAGAATTACACTATCTGATATAGCCGGAACACATGAACCTTTTTTACTTTACCAGCGATCAGAAAATAAATCAAAGAGGATTTATAGGCGAGATCAGAATAAAGAATTGATTCTTAATCGTCGTGGCTTTGGTGGTACTGACGGCTTTGACTTTGTGATAAACATACCAAATGAGCTCAGTCTTAATGCTGATGATGTTACACGCCTGAAGGCTCTAACAGATGCTTATAAGCTAGTTTCAAAACGCTATCAAATAATTTATGTATAATGAATAGAGGTAATTTTTTAGGACAATCCAACCGTGATTTCCCTGTCGACTGCGAAACGCTTGACTTTCTCCAGGCTAACCAAGAACTGCTTGCTGTGCTTGGCCAAATTGGAGGTGATAAAGCCATTCTTTCGGGATGTGTAAAAACAGGTACTACCGTTACACCCGGTTATATATTTTTGAAAACGGCGCAATATACCGAAGGTGAAGTGCTGAAGTTCGATGGAGGAACTATCGACTCAGTGACTACGACGATTTATGTCAGCGAAACGGCTACAGCTGTTACTGCACAGGGTTACACCTATCCACAAGCTTATTACAGTCGTTCGCTTAAAGCCGGATTAGGTACAGAGCAATTTCTTTGGGCTGACTTTAGTCGTGTAGAAACTAATGCTGCTTTAAAATTACGTGTACAAACTTTAGAGGGTGAAGTGGCTGCATTAGCTCCAACTCCGATAGGCATACCACATCCATGGACTGGATATATTTCAAAGATTCCGGCCAATATGGTTTTGTACGATGGTAGAGCTTTAAATATTGCAGAATATCCCGAAGCATATAATGTGTGGGGAACAATGCATAACACGCAAAATGGACGTACAACGCCAGCCGGTCAATTTCGTATACCCGATTTATCCGGTGCTTTTTTACCTGGCTATTCTGCTTCGGATGATGATTATAATGAAGTTGGAAAACCGGGTGGTGGGAAAATGCATAAACTGACAATCGAAGAAATGCCTGCCCACAGTTTTAAAATTGCAGTCAATGGGTCTACAAATGGGGGTGGTAGTAACTTCTTGGAAGGTCACCCTGACCGATATCTGTCGAGACTCCATACAAATAATCCTGACGGTAATAATGATTATGAATTATGTGGATTAGATACAGGAACACCAACACTTGGGAAAACAAATACAGTCGGAGGAGATCAACCGTTTGATAAACGCCCGCCATTTTTCACAGTAGCCTATATTGGCAGAATTAAATAATAAATATACAGCTATGGCATTAAGAACATTAGAAGCATTAAAGTCCTATTTCTTTGAACACGCATATCCAACGTGGCAGCAATTTCATGATGTATTGGATAGCTTTCGGCACAAAGATGATAAGATACCCATTAACGATGTGGATGGATTAGCTGACCAATTGAATGGAAAATTATCCTCAGCCCAAATTGAAACTGAAGCGCAGTTGCGTGCCGATGCCGATAACGCTTTGCAAACTAATATTGACAAGAAGGCAAACAACACTGACCTGACAACTGAAGTACAAGCCCGCACAGATGCTGATTCCATGTTACAAACTAATATTGACGATAAAGCGAGCTTGGAGGACTTGAATACAGAGAAACAAGCCCGGCAAGATGCCGATAGCGTTGTAATGGGAAAAGTCACTGACGAAACTAATGCCCGAATTGCAGCTGATGCAACCCTTCAGGCGGCGATAGATGACGCCCGGGCAATTGCCGAAGGTCGAAGCCGGGCGCGGGTATTCGACACGGTAGATGTGATGAATGCCTGGTTGGCAGTTGCCGGTAATACCGCGACACTAAATGTCGGTGACAACCTGTTGATCCGGGCAATCAACGTTTCTGATTACTGGTGGGATGGGGATGTTGCACAAAAGCTTGAAACACAGAAAGTCGATTTGTCAACATACGTGCAAAACACACGTAAGGTTAACGGAAAAGAACTTTCAGCAGATGTGATGCTGACCGCCGATGATATTGCCGAAACCAGTAGCCGGATTTGGTTTACGGGGGCTCTGAAATCCGCCTATGATGGTGTTGTCAGTTGGATTTCGACGAATGGAGCAAACCTGGTTGCTCATTTGACAAATGCAAATAATCCACATTCTATAACGGCTACTCAGGTTGGGTTAGGCAGTGTGAATAACACGGCTGACATGGATAAGCCTATTTCTACGGCTGTTCAAAATGCGCTAAATAATATCAGCGGTATAGGTGGAGCAAGTTACATTTATGTGGCCGGAAAAGGAACGGCGACAGCCAATGCCACCGAATTACAAGCCGCTTATGATAAGGCCAAAACAATGACCCCTTACGGATTGGCTATTTCAGTAACCAATAGAGTTACGATTGTGGTTGGTGCTGGAAATTATACTTTTGGTACTCCCTTTACAGTAAATACTAATTACATTGATATAGTGTCATTGACAGGTAGACCAGATGTTTTTTTGAATGGGATAACAGTGTCTGATAAAAACGTATTGCTTCGAGGTATAAACTGTGGTAGTAGTGCATTTACCGTTTTGGGTAATACGACTGCAATTAATATAGCGACTTTCGAATATTGTGTAGGTGGTGATAACTCTTTTGGGTATGGTGTTTCGGCACCCTATACATATGTCAACTGTACGGCTGGGATAAATTCTTTTGGTGGAGGTATGGCTGGAGGTGTAGCAAATGGTAAATATACGAATTGTACAGCTGTAAGCAGTTCTTTCGGATACACAAATGCATCTGGTGTATTTAATAATTGTATATCTGGAAACGGCTCGTTTGGTTATATATCAGCATCAGGGACATTTACGAATTGTACAGCAGGAGATATGTCTTTTGGATACGGGAGTGTAGCGTCTGGTATATTTACAAATTGTACAGCTGGAAGCGGTTCTTTCGGATATATGGGTGCTTCAGGTACATTTAGTTACTGCACCTCTATCGGTAACGGCTATGCCTTTGGAGGCACGACTTTGATTTCGGCAACTGCGCGCTTGTTTTATTGCAGACTTTCCGGAGCTGCTACAACTTTTAAAACCCCAGCATCTGGTGGTCGACTTATATTGTGTATAGATGGGAATAACAACGTAGTAACCATATAAAAAAACAATAAATGAAATATTTACAATCAACAGTTGAGGGCGTGTGGAAATCGCTTGATGAAACAGAAATAACTGATAATGACATTAGTCTGGCGAATGCGACTTATGAAGAAAATAAGCCTAAACTGACAAGCGAGGATAGCTGTCAATTAATTGGCGTAGATGTATCAATAGATACTGATTCGGTGATTAGTGGAATAATCAATTGTCTGGTAAACAGCGAGCATAAACAAATCAGATTTTAAAGAAATAAATCAGCGGAGGTGTAAAAAGCCTCCGTCTCCACATTAGCAGTTTCTCAGGCGAACTAATGTGACAAAGGTGCATACACACCACGACGAAGACTTAAATGTCTTTGAAGTTGGTGTGTATGCACCTTTTTATATTTGCCTGAGAAGCGTCACAAAAGTAAGTATTAGTTTTTAAATAGAAAATAGAAAAGAATGAAAAATTTCAATCAAGCCCCGCTGCCGTTCCAGGGTCAAAAGAGACGGTTTTTGTCAGAGTTTAAAGAAGCTTTAAAGGGCTTTAAAGATGCAACCATGTTCGTAGACTTATTCGGTGGTAGCGGTCTGCTCAGTCACACGGTGAAGCAATTGTATCCAGGTGCAACGGTTATTTACAATGATTTTGACGACTATCACCTACGGTTGGCAAACATTGAGCGTACCAACGCACTGTTGGCTCAGTTTCGCGTTATTCTACAGGATGAGTTACCTGATAAGGTAATCAGTAGAGATAGCAAAGCGGCCATCTTAAAGGCCATACAGGCGGAGGAAAAGCAAACCGGGTATATTGATTATATCACTATCTCATCAAGCCTGTTGTTCTCAATGAACTACGCCACAAATTACGATGATATGGCCAAACAAACCATGTACAACTGTGTGAGAAAGAATGATTATGAAGATGCCAGGGGCTACATTCAGGGCGTAGAGATTGTAAAACAAGATTACCGTGAACTGTTTGAACGGTATAAACACATCACTGGTGTGGTGTTCCTGGTCGATCCGCCGTACCTGAGCACTGATTGTACTACCTATTCAAGTTACTGGCGGTTGGGTAATTACTTGGATGTGCTTACGGTTCTGAAGGGAACGAGTTACTTTTACTTTACGTCAAATAAAAGTAGTATATTGGAGTTTACATACTGGGTGGAGCGTAATTTAGGGGCTGAGAATCCGTTTACCGGTGCAACTAAGAAAGAAGTGGATTCCCGCGTGAATAAGGTTGGTACTTACACTGATATAATGCTGTATAAGCGGGTTTAAATGGTGTTTAAATAGTAATAAAAAAGGTGAGCATATCTGTTCACCTTTTTATGCAATTATGAAGTGAACTTGCTAGTGAGCTAAATATATAACATCCCATTACGAAAACAAATATAATTGCTACAGCAGAAAAGAAAAAACGTCGAAATAATCTATTGTGTTCGATATTGTGCATAAAAGAAGCAAATATGCCTAAAAAGAAATCCTTCATAATGTGTTTTATTAAATTTTACGTATGCAAATATAATAAAAGATAGTTATATTACAGTCGTTAGTCGAAAAAAAAACATTGTGATTCTGGAGTTCGAATCAATCAGATTTAAGGATTTGTAAATTAATGTGTTGTGTAAAATATATTTAGTTGTATATTTGTAACATAATTCAATCAGGTGTCAAGATATTTATAAACCTAAAATAAATTGACATGAAAATAGAAATATCTATTGAGTTCGTCCAAGCAATAATTACACTTATCAAGTGGATTGTTGTAATGGTAGCAGTATTAAGCATAGCTTAATCTTACTCGCTAGGGGAATTGGTTTTAGCTCCATACACTGGATAAAGTTACCCCTAGATGAGAACACTTAGTAACTGTTCCACCTGATTGAATTATTTCTTAACAAGAAAAGGCAGCTGTATATTAGCTGCCTTTTCTGTTAGAAGTTTTTTAATGTTATAGTCCATTTTTCATATAGATCACGTGAGAATAGAAATCTCTTTTCACCAATTCTCAGAAAGCTAGTCCCTTTATTTGTGATAATTTTATCATCTTCATTTTTATTTATAAACTTTTTCCAAAAAGGGAATAGGTCTAAGAACTTTCCGGAAGTACTATCGAATTGATATTGGGGTGTACCCTTTATTTCAAGCGAAGGGTTGCTTCCTACCATTTTTACATTAAAGAGAATAGTCATAACATTTGTTGTGTCAGCAACATTCTTATAATTGAAAAAATAGTGTGAGCCCCTAATTGATATGCTCTCGCTACTGTATTTAAACGCTCTTTTTGCATTCAAAGCAATACTGTCAGAAAGTTGTCTAGCCTCTTTTAAGTTGTCTGTAGTAAACTTTAAAGAGGTTTGTGCGCTACAGATTAATGATACCGCAATTAGTAAGGTGGTAAGTGTAGTTTTCATTGTTATATAATTAAATTCAAGGCAAAGTTATAACAATAAATTGATTAAGCAATAGCAAAAGAATCGAAAAATTAACGGTTACGTCTATACCCAGTCTATGGCTAATTTTAGCCGATTATACCCCATTCTACACAAAAAAACAACAATATACTGTTAAATCAAAATTCATTCATCGGACTAAAATTCCAAATGTATAATTATAAAACCAAATGTTCTGATTAGATTTGCACTTTGGTTTTATAAACGATTACGTTTGAAATTTTGGAAAATAATCCGGTGCTTTTGCGTCGTGTATTGAATAATATGGTCAAAAATGCGCTCGAAGCAAGCGCCGACGGACAAACCGTAACGTTGGCAGTGAACAAAACAGATCAGAAATTAAAATTTTCCGTTCATAA